CTTGTGCATTTTGTTATCGTAGAGGCTCTTTATCCTCTACTTCTTATAGTTTCCTATAAGTTCAGACTATATCTTCATCTTTAACTTAATAGTAAGATGTCAAGCGCTCGTGGATATTTCGCCATACAAAAAAGCAATCACGTTAATGATTGCTTTGCTTAGGTTACTTTATCTAGTCGTTACACCTTCCTAGTGTTTCCATCTAGGCTTGGCTCGGGATTGTCATATTAATTTTAGATTCTAATTGACTGATTATTTTTGATTTAAAAATTTCCGTATTCTGACTACGTATATACTTGATTCTGATGAGATTTATATCATTATTTTCACAATATTTATTTTTAATCGAGTCGGTTAATTGAATTGATTCAAAGGATTTTATGCCAAATTTCGGTACAAAGTGTTGAATGCCATCATACTCTATTAAAAATTTTAGGCTACCGTTTTCAAAGATAGCAAAATCAAAAGGTAACGCCCTTTTATTTCTACAATCTTGAAACTTGAATTGTTTTTGGTAATTATAATTATTGTCGATTAAATATTGCTCAACAATATCTTCGCCTTTTGATTTGTAACAATTGGGGCACCCAATACCACCTTGAATAATTCTTGTTGGTCGATTTTTAAATAATTTGCCGCACATATTACATTTTATGGTAGCAGGGTGGCTAGTTGCAATGAAATCACCAACAATTTCATATTTACCGTTTGTGACTTCCGACATTTTTATATTGATTTTTTCAAAAGGTATCGTGTTCTTTTTCGCAGAGGATTTGTATCTTTGGTTTGGACTTCTTTGTCCAGAAAGAAAACTGTGAGGTGTCATCATAAATTCGAAACCATCTTTATTGTGTCTGAACTTCACTTTTACATCTTTCCCTAGATACTCGCTAAGAACAGTGTACTCACTTCCGACTAAATCGAATACTTCTTTTCTAAAAATATCAGTAGTCTTTTTAACATTTTTAGCACAGTTAGGGCAACCACTACCACCTAAAACATTTGCGCTTACAGTCTCCCACGATTTGTCACATACATTGCAAAGAAATGGCATCCTTGATCTTGCGTTGACGTATTGTTCCAAAGGCGTTACCGCATTTCCATGCAATGATTTAATTTTATTTTTAAATTCATCATCAGTCAATCTTCTCATTTTCATCACCATAATAATTATACCACATTATTACGTTATTAACCAGCGTATCTCATTCTAAAATCTATATAAATTAACTTAGAGTTCCCCGAATTCACTTGATTTTTATCGGAAGTTGATTTCTCAACAACTGGGCCACATTTTTTTAACCCTTTCACGCCCGCGTCACTCATTATACCGACCGCTGCTGCCGTTTCCTCGATAGACAATCCCATTGCTTTTGCAACTGGCGCGATATATTTCATCGCTTCACCCATGTCAGCCACTTCTGCGTTGGTATCTGCTGCTGCTCTTGCAAATACATCAGCGACATGTCCTGCTTGATCAGCTTCTAGTCCAAATCCTCGCAATGCAGTTGCAGCGTTCTCTGAAGCTAATGCTACGTCACCACCAGAAACGGCGGCTAAATCTAATAGACCTGGCATGGCAGACATAATTTCCTGTGCATCAAACCCGGCAGATGCTAAGTTTTCCATTCCGTCAGCTGATTCTTTCGCGCTGAAGGCAGTTTTAGCACCCAAATCAATCGCTTGATCCCTTAATTCTTCGAAAGAATCACCAGTTGCACCAGATATAGCTTTAACACGACTCATTTGTTCCTCAAAATCACCGCCGACTTTGACTGCAGCGGTTGTAATTCCTAGTATAGGGAGAGTGACTGCCTTAGTCATAGTCTTACCAGCAGACGTCATAATACCGCCCACAGTTGACATAGTGCTCTTGGTGTTATCTTGGAACTCTTTTACTTGATCCATAGCTGCGCTAAAAGTCGAACCAAAATTACTGTCTGTTGCCTTTAAATATGCTTCTACACTAAACTGTTCTATTTTAAGCCCTCCTTTCTCAAGAATTGGCTTTTCTCATTAAACCTTTTAGTTTGTTATCTTTAATTTTGTTCGTTTCTTCTTTGATACCGAGGATTTCATTTTCGACTTTTTCGTAATCAAAAAATTCTTTGAACGTTTTGAATACTGGAATCATCTTAGGTTTCTTCTCTGTTCCGATGTTTTTCTCTGCTTTCACTTGGCGATTCACCCATGCTTGAAGGTGGATATCCCTCTCGGAATCAAGTTTTCGTAAGGCATAAGCTGTCATACGCAATTCGTATTCCCAAATCGTCATACGCTCGATTTCTCGTATATCGTTCATGCCAAGCTTTCTTAATGCGTTTAGAAAAATTTCATCATAGGTTTCTTCGGATGTTTTCTTTACCCTTGGCTTTTCTCCGCTTTGGCCATCCGTTGTTTGAAGTTTTTCGAAGCGAGCTTTCCCGCATTAGATTCCGCAATCGCCTTGAGTACTTGATCGAACAAAGCTTCGATATCTTCAACATCATCGATATAATCATCTAGCTGATCTAAGGTAACCCGTTCGTCTTCTGTTTTATTTGCAATTTCTAAAATTTTGGACAGCGTGTTTGTATTTCCAGAATTCAATTCCGGCAAAACTCTAGCTGTCAACCCGATACCGAATTCCATATCGTTTTGCTTAACAGGCATTTGCTTGTCAATCTCTCGAATAAACTTTGTACCAAATTTAAAACCGTATGTTTTCTTATCGATTACTAATTCCATTGATTCATCCTCCTAAAAATAAAAAGCACTCAATTAAGAGCGCTTAGCCTTCTGGTGTTGCTATCACAGTGTCGGTAAATACATATTGGACAACTTCCGCTTGCTCGTCTGTCAATGTCGCATAGCCTTTTTGCTGACGACCAAAGACGCCAAATTCAAGAGATAATTCAACCGAATCTTCTGCGCTAGCCGATTCGCCAAAGCTTGTTAAGTACGCACGGGAGTATTTCGCTTTGTACTTATCTGCATTCTCTCCTGTCCCTTTTTCAGCTTTATCAATTTCCCAAACTTCAACAATTTCCCCATCATCGAAAGCTTGATCCATTTCTTCAATGTGCTCATCGCCTTTAGCAGCAATAGAAGTTGCGGTCAGCGTGTACTCGATATCTGCCAATGTAAGAATCGGACCATCCTTAGTTGCTGTGGAATCTGCACTTCGCGATTTACTGTTCTCGTGTTCTGTTTGAAAAGCTAATTTCCAAGCAGCTTCTAGCTCTTTTTTGCTTAAAAGTCGATAAAGTAAGATTTTATCTTTTCCTTGTTTAGCTTCTGCCATTTGTATCTCTCCTATCTCATTCTGAATTCAAGCGATATAATCGCCCTTTTAAGTGGTGTATTTGTGGAAGTGTCATCTCCCATTTGAATATCACTAGCTTGTACGTTAAGCGTCCACGCATAGCCCTCTGTGGACTTGATTTGCAAAGCTTGATTAAACAATGCTGAAGCCATATCAGACACCTGTTTGCGCTTCTTCTGCAATCCCCACACAGATATGGTGAGATTGACCGTTCCTTTGATATCCGTTTTATTCGGATCGTGAATAGTCTGGGAAGATTCTAACTCCACAAACGGATATTCAACTTCGTTCATTGGTTTGTAGTCATAAGTCTTATAACCAAGCGCCAGACTTCTTGCAAACATTTCATCAAATAGTGATTGATCTCTTGTTTTAATCATTTGAACAACCTCTGCATATCTTTCATAAAGATCGCTTTCTGCACGTTAAATGCGGGCCCGACAAATGATTGCTTTGCCATAAATCTTGTACCATATTCAAGATAAGCTGAATATTCTGCCATTGGCGTGACTTTCCCTTGTAGCCCATCATCTTCAAGTTTCATGACGATTGAACGCCTTAAGAAACCTGTATCAACCGGAGCTTTTTGTTGCGCAAGCTTTGTCATGTCGGCAGTATTCGTTTTAACGACCCTTTGCACATCTTTGAGTGTGGCGGCTTCTTGCAAATGTTTGAGTAGTTCATCCACACCTTTGTAGCCCAACGAAACTTTCACTTTGCAGCCACCTCCTGCACAATAAACGTATTCTTCAAACGCAAATTCCGTTCAGTGACGATCTCAAACTTCTGTGTTTCTTTTGTCAGCTTGTTGTAAATCAGCACATAGTCCCATTTCTTGGTGTATGGACGTAACAAACGAATGACTTTAGCGCCTTGTTTGATATCCCCAAATAAAACTTTGGAACGATCAGTTCCCAAATCTGTAACGTTGGCAAACAAAGGCTTTTCATCCGTTGATCCACCTACGTACTCACCTAAATTCGGATCGTAATACTCGCCGGTTTCAACTATAAAAGTGACTCTAGTGTCATATCTCATAGGAATCTAGCCACCCCTCTACGAGGAACGCTATTTTCCCTTTGCTTCTCTTTGTATGCTGAAATATCATCTTCAAACTCATCTAAAAGCTTTCCATAGGAGATTGACTCCCCTTCTTGCCCATACGAGCTCATACCTTCGTTACCCTTGCGGTTGAATCTCTTGATCGTACATTCGACTACGATATAGTTTAAAGCCGCAGGAACGGTCTCTAAGAAGCCTAAACGCACACACAGTTGGCTTGAGATTCGTTTGATAAAGTCAGTTAGTTGTTTATCGATTTCTTCGTTATCAACTTCGAGCGATCGTTTCACTTCTTCTAAGGTTTCGTCCATGACTGCCTCCTTTCAAAAATAAAAAGGCTAGTCAAATGACTAACCTTTCTTTTTAGTTGATTTAGTTGGTTTCTTAACTTGTTTTTCCTCGATCTTAATCGGTTCTAAGAATCGTCCGCCAAACGCTTCAAGATTTTTCTCAATTTCATCAAAGCGCTGTTTGTTCAAATCAATCTCTTGACCAACTTTATAAGTTTCTTTCGTGTGAACATCAATAAAAACTTTAGCTACTTTATATTTGGCCATAGAGGATCACCTACCCTTCTGCTAATACAGTTGCTTGGAACACGTTGTCCGCTTCAGGGAAGCTAGGAAGTGCAGTACCTGCTGCTTTTGTCCATGTTCCAACAGGGTCAAGATTTGATTCATAAACCATTGCAAAAATGTTTCCAACTTGATAATCATTAGTACCACCAGATAATAGCCGAGATTCTTCTGGTGTTACACCGAAAATAGATTCGCCCGGATTTTCATCACCAAACATGACAAGTTTATTTTCTGGGAAGTAACGCTCTTTGACCAACACGCCTTGTGCATTTTCTTTGTAGTACTTAGCATCGTATGTTGCGATTACTGGCAAATCAAATTGTTGTAACAACTGATTTAATGTTCCAGCTGTTGGCAGCAATCCAGCATCTTTGAAGTAAGCTTTGATACCAGCATTTTGCAAAATAGCATTACGCACTTTAGTCGAAGTTAAGATCCGAGTTGGTGTAGTATCTAGCGTACCTGCCCATGTAGTTAATAATCCGATAACATCGGTAGAAGAAGCAGCGAAATCAACGGTAGCTTTGTGTTCTGCCGGAACACCGTAATCAACAACTAAGTCCAATCCGTTTTCATCTAATGTAACGGTTCCGTTTGCCAATACTTCCATACGCATTTTTTCAACACGTGCATTGACAGAAGAAACCATTGAAAATACATCGTTATATACTTCATTTTCCAAGAATGCTTGTTCTTCAGCAGTACGAGGATTACGCAATGCAATCAAGTCTTTTTCTTTCAACTGAATTTTGCGTTTGATGAAAGCTAATTCTTGAGCGCTACGAGAAGCTACCCGAGATGCAATTTCTGCCTCAGTATCAAATGCATGTACGCTTGCGATCGTCGGAATACGAGTGCCTGCTTTTAAAATATCAAATTCAAGTCCTTGCACCTTTCGTGCTGGAAAAAGTGTTTCACCCAACAAAGCGGGAGCTTGACGATTGTTTACATAGTCTAAGACGTTACGTTGTGAAAATAATTCTGCGATATTTGCCATTTATTTTTTCCTCCTATATTCCTATTACTGTCCGCCTGCAGCGGCTGGTAAAGCGATCATTTTTCCTGTTTCATCATAAAGTTTGATTTCACGCATTGCTGTTTGAGCAGCATCGCTTGGTTTAACTGGTAACCGTTCAATTAGAATGTGTCCATCAACAATTACACCAACTGGCTGTGCTCCATTAGTTACATCAGCATCATTGATCGTGATTCCTTCTGCTGTTGCATCGTTTGCTGGGTAAACTGACCCCGCTGGCAATACACCATTTACAACACCTGCATGAGTGTTATCTACTTGTTTTGTGAATGAAATGAATTGTTGAGATTTTAGAAAATTGATTTCTTTGAATGTTTCTGATTTTTTAACATAAACCATTGATATTCCTCCTATTTAATTGCCCAAGGGTCATTCTCAGGCTTCTTCGTTTGGTTGTTTGCATTTTTTGCTAGCTGTGCACCACGAGAAATTGTTGCGCCATTTCCATCTAAAGGAACTTTTCCACCAAGGCGTTTTTCGTATTCCGCTTTGATTGCTTCCCGTTCAGCATCAATCGAAGCTAGATACGTCTTAACGTTGCTTGACGTGGTTTCAGCGTCTTCTGACACAATTAGTCGAAGCATTTCTTTCGTAGGCGTAGCGCCTTTCTCAGACAGCATTTCGCTTGCTTGTTCCGACATCTTGGATAGCACTTCTTTACGTTCGAATTCAGCAATTCGAGCATCTTTCTTCGCCAATTCGTGTTGAATCTTTTCTTCAGCTGTCATTTCGGCATACTTAGCAGCTTCGTTTTTCTCTGCTTCAGCTTCTTTTTGCCATCTAGACTTCTTACTTTTTACGATTGAATCAACATCTTTGTCGTCTTTGAAACCATACTTTTCTTTGATGAGCGCCAATTGTTCCTCATTCAATTCTTCAACGTTTAATACAGGTGGAGTTGCTTCTCCCGGGTCACCTTCTCCTTCTGGATCGGCAAAGAATTGTAGCTTCATCGGCATAAGAAATTTATTTTTCATCAATAATTTATCTTTCATCAAATATTTCTCCTTCCATATCTTTTAACGTGGATAAATGCTTGCACTTTCCATAGCTTTTAAAGTCGTCAATGCTTGGACAAAATAAAAAGCCTAACGTTAGCTAGACTTTAATGCACTTGTTTTCCCATTTTTTATAAGCATCAAGGTATACTTCTGATTTATCGCCGTTATAGGTCAATTCATAATACATACCATCAGAAATCGTTGTGCTAAGCAAAGCTTTATTGTTTTGCAGTGTTTTGCAGCTCCAAACAACAAAAACATCTTCTTCGGTAATTTGACTCTGATCTGTCTTCTCGAAATTCTCATTAGCATAAGCAATAACAGCCTCTTTACAGATATCAATGAACTTCTTACTATTCATGATTATTCCTCCACGGTTACGCCGCTAC